TCATCCAATATCTGATACGCGCCCGTCTGGGGAGCTTTTCCAACGTAAGCCATATATTTTTATCCTTTACTCTGTAGGGATTGGGTTTGCAGTCTTGACACTTGCTACATGGTCTTTCCAAGTAGTTGTACCGTCGACTGAATCGTGGTACTGCATGTCGAGCTGTGAGCCCAAATCACCGTATGCGTTTCTTCTTGTAGCTCTTACCGCATTCTGTCTCTCTTCGAGATCAGCAGCAGAGTCTACAGCGTTCAGTTGCTCATCAGTTGGTTGCGCCACACCTGACACATTCCATGTCTTGATGTAAGGGCCCTGACCGTTCGAGTCGTCCTGAAGCAAAACGTCCGCTAAAAAGTCAACCTCTGCTACGCCGTTATCGGCGCAATATTGCTTGACCTTGCTTGATAGTGATGCCATAGTTTTTTCCTCCTTATTCTTTATATTATGGTTTTGTTGGAAACACAACAGCTTCTACATCAGCTGCTGTTGTCAGTCCACTAGTTAAATCTCTTAATTCTTGTCTATATGTTTCTATTTCTGACGACATAGTTACATCAGACAATGCATAAAAATCTGTCTCTGCTAATAATTTATTTCTTTTAGCTCTTAAATTTTCCATATCTCTACTAAAAGCCCCATCATTCCATGCTTGTTCTTCAGTTTGTCTTGCAGAAATTTCTTCTGCTGTCATATCTACGATTTGTCCATTAACTAATTTTTTCATTATGTTTTTGATACTCCATATAAAGTCATTACACCAGTATCTATTGACCCAGCACTAAAATAAAATCTTATTGATGTTGCTGCACTACCATTATTATATACTGCTGTAGTTTTAGCCATTTCAAAAGTATTTTCAGTTTGATCATGACAAAACAATGTACTTTCAAAACCTTTCATCCAAGCTCCAGTTTCATTCATTCCAGTTAAAATAATTGAGCCATTATGTTCAGATGATCTACTGCTTAAACCCATTTGAATATAACCAGTTCCAGAAGTGTATTGACTATTTCCTGCAACTGTATTTGTACCATCACTTTCAGCATCTAAATAAATATATCCATATTGATAAACATTTCCTGTATCATAAGTAGGTGTAGAACCAGTTCCAAGTTGTGCTCTTAAAACACCTGTTCCAGCATTATTATGACCAAGTTTTTGAAAATAAATAACATAAGTGTCATAAGTAGATGAAAGTTGATTATCAAAATTTACATAACTTACAGCACCAGAAACAGTTTGTGTATTTATGTGAACTAAACCACCATTTTCAAATCCGGATGTTAAATTTGTTCCGCCATTAGCTACAGGCAATGTTCCTGTTACTGCTGTTGTTAATCCTACTTTATCTATTGCCATAATTTATTTTCCTATGTAATTAATTTAAATCCACTTAAATATGTTAATAATAAACTTGCAGAACCTTCTATGTTTGTTGATCCACCATCAGATTGGTCGGCTCTAGCATATGCTTCAATGTAATCATTAACAGACAAATTCATAATTATAGAACCACCAACTTGTAAACCTCTTTCATCTTGATCGCTTCCTCTATCATTTATCCATTGTGCATAAGCTGATCCATTTTTATAAATCCAACCATCTGATCGAAGTATATCATTAGTAGAATCATAATGATAAACATTTATGCTAATGTTATATTTTCCAGCTTCAGTTACTGTAAATTTATTATTAGTTAAATCAAATACACCACTAGAACTTTCCGTATCTGTTGCTTCAAAAGTTAATTTTGTTGTAGCAGCATCACTTATAACTTGATCGCTAGTTTTTCTAGCTATAAAAAATGGAGTATTAGTTCCACCAACACCAGATACAAAGTTTGCTCTAGTCATTTTCTTTAATGCACCAGAAGCAGAAGTATCTGATAATAAAATTAAATCATCTGTAGCGATAGAAGTTTCTGCTGTTTGACCAGTAATTATAGATGAGGCTACTTTAGCATTTGTAACTGCTTCACTTGCTAATTGTGAAGTGCCCACGGATCCTGCAGGAGCGTTAACTGTTCCTACTGCTCTACCTAAAAATACACAGTACATTTCATCTGTACCATTTGTTAATGCCGCTGATAGTGTGAGAGTTGTTCCTGTTGCAGTATAAGCTTTACCTGACCCCGGCTCTTGGACAATGTTGTTTACAACAAGTCTGATATCATTTTCGTTAGTAACACTATGTGATAGCGTGTAGGCAGTCTGAGAGTTTACGATTGTAAATACCTGTCTTTCAAAGCTTATATATTTTTCCGCTGGTGCGTTTCCTAAATAGGCCATGAATCTCCTTACGTGCTTATATCATCTACTGCGCCTACTACTGTATCTAAAGATGACGCCGTATCTGATTTGACATACAGTTGATCTCCAGAAGCAAGAACAATTTTACTTCCTCCGTCTATCAGCTCAAGTGATCCGCCACTTACAATCGGTGCATTTTTAATTAAATGGTAATTAGTACCACCTCTTTCGATATAAGCTTCTACTGTTATTGTTGTTGTTAAAATATTTGCCATTCTTACGCTAATTAAACAGTCAATACTGTTAGTAGCGCCACCTAAAGCATCTACTGCTGAAGTTCCTGTTGCAGATGTTATATAGTTTTTAAAATTTTGTGCCATAATTTCCTTATACTAGAGTGCGATCGACATTGCAATCACAAACCCGCTAGTTGTTCCTCCTGTTACTGTTAATGCTCCATTACTAGCTAGTGTTGCATCTCCTGATACAGCCACTTCTTGATAACTAGTGCCGTCTCCAACTAATATTTTTCCTGAAGTATTATCAGGCATTCTTAATTGTGATCCAACTGTTAAGTTTCCATTTATATTATTAGATACCGTGTTTGCAAAGTTACCCATGTAGCCATGAGAAGAACATTGATAATATAAAATATTTGGTGTGTTAGCGTCTACTGCAATCTGTGTATATGCACCAGAAGATCCAGGTGCTGGTGAACTTCCTGTATTAGTTACACCTGTTGTATATTCTGTAGTTTTAGCAGCGTCTAAATAAAATCTTAATGGGTGTCCACTATTTGTAGAATCTGATTGATCAAATCTGTAGTAATATTTATAAGATGAATCTGCTCCAGTAAAAGTAATTGCCGGAGCTTCAAGACCTCCTAAATAATATGCATTACCAGAACCCACACCTTGATAAGGGTGATTACCAGATTTACTAGCAACTGTAACAGTAATTAATTCGGGTGCAGATGAAGAACCATATTCAACTGGACTAGGTAAATTAGCGATAGTTGCAGGTAATGTACAAAATACATCTAACGTACTTGAACCACCTGAATTAAAATTTATTTTTGAAGTGGTACCTGCAGAGTTACTTAAAACTATTGTTCTTTCTAAAGTTGTAGAACCTGAAAGAGTTCCTAACCCTACTTCAAAATTTGCTGTGCCTTGTTCAGAGATAGTGTAATAAGTTGTGTTAGAAGTTGCAATACCACTATTAAAAGTTATAAAACCTTGTACTGCACCTGCAAGAGTTATATTACCCGTGCCCTGTGATGTACTAGTTTCTCTTACTCTATCATTTAAAACCAAAGCCATTTAATTTTCCTATTACGAAGTTATACTAATAATCGCATCAGAACCAGCAGGTGATCCAGAAGCTGGATTCGGGAATGTAATTGTAAACGTTCCGTTAGAACAAGATTTAGTTCCACCAAAATCTAAAACAACAACTAGTCTGTTAGCCGTACTATCAACTGTGCTACTATTATAAATTACTCCATACGCTGCACTAAAAGTTGCAGGTGTTCCTGATCCCCAAACTGTGTCTGTAAAATCAACTGTTGCTACATTAGTTTGATTAGCTACTGCTTGACCGGTTAAAGTATTTCCACCAGTTGCATACTGACTTCCACCGCCTGTTCCGACTTCATTAGCAACTCCTGAAGAATACACTGTGCTTGAAGTAGTGTAAGGTGCACCCGAACCTGCTGTGTATAAAGCAAGTTTAAAAGTGTTTCCAGACGTTGCAAAATCATGATGACCAGAAAGTAGTGAGATTCCAAAACTGTAAGGTACTACATTTGCCATATTATTTTATCTCCTTAATTAACTTGATGGTGGTTTAACGTTAAGTTGAGCGCGAACTTCACCATCTTGATATTCGTCTCTACGTCTGATACCGATTTGTTCGATAGCATACGATTCTAAAGCTTCACTATATTGAGCTTGATAGTATTGTAACATATCTTGCGGACCTTTCAAGTATCCATATGCATTTACTAGACAAGCATATAAAATCAAATCTTGATATTTATTTGATAAATAAGTTCCATTTGTAGCGGCTGGTGCTGCTGCCGGCAGTGTCGTATTAGTTATGCTTATAGGTTCTTTGTCATAAGCAAGTGTAATAGCATAAGTTTTATCAGGGGTTGGAGCCACAACCCAAAAAGTTTCATCCCAGTTTGCATAATATTTTGGGATATCTACGGCATTTGTATCAGGTGTAGAGTAATATTCTGCTATAAAACTTGTATCTCTCTGTTCTAAATAATATTGATTGCCTTCTTGATCGGTCAATTGGACATATCTAATTGCTCTTAAATCATCTGGAATAGTTACATATCTATTTCCAACAATTAAATTAGATGTTGCATAGAATACATTTTGATCAGTATCTATTGCTCTTGTAATTTTATTTTCTGCATTAGTAATAATTCTTTCCAAAACAGAATCAGATAAAACTGTGCTACTAACTTCTGTGTAGTTTCTAATATCAGTTCTTAAATTGTCTAAAGTGTATGCCATTATCCGTTTACTACCTCAAGTGTTACTGGTCCTGCTGAACAGTTTGCTCCTCCACCTTTTATATTACCTGATGTTGCATTACTAGCGCTAGTTATATAAAAAAAATTTATTGGATTAGTTATTGGATCAGATGTTGTTGCTCCAGTAATATTACCAGCAGCATCTATTTGACCTAGTGCAATTGTAAAACCATTTGCATTATTTAAATCACTAACATTGTCAAAAGTTGGAATGTTAGCAAATGATTGTAAATTTTTTAAATCAGCAGGATCAGAACCACCAGGCCCTGCACTTGTTACTTGTGGAGGTCCTCTAAATCTTACAATGGAACCTGCAGTTCTTTGATGGTCTTCTGAAAAAACATTTATATAAGTTACACCACCAGAAATAATAGATGTAAATGGATTATTATTTAAAAGTATTAAACTTGTTTTTGATGCAGGTTGTGGTCTTGGATTGTATAAAGCTTGAGCGTCTGAACCTACAGGTTTAGGACTTAACTGTGGTTGTTTTGCTTCAAATTCTGAAGTGTGAACTAAAGATCCATTCCATTCTCTAACCATTTCAGAATATGGATATACCATTCCTGATCTATCAGAGATTGCTAATGCATGTTTACCGGAAGCATACTTACCCATTATATTCCATCTCCGTAAAATGTTTGTGGTGAAATGAAAGTAGAAGTACCTTGATTGTCTGCATCAAGTGCTCTTAATAATTCACTTTCATATCTTCTTTCTAATTCTTGACTCAATTCTGGTGAATATTTCATACTTAAGTAATAAGCTAAACCAGACATCATACAAGGATAGAATCTATTTACTACATCTGATGTATTATTATATGCACCTACATCTTGAATTTTAGATAAATAATAAAAACAAAATTGAAAACTACTTGGTGTAGTCGTACTTGATACACTTGAACTTGGTGTTGTATATAAAAATATACTTGGGTTTAATTTTCTTTCTACATAGTATTGTGAAGGCGTACCTTTAGCTAATTTATTTGGTGTTTGTGAGTATGTAGATCTATCTATTTTAGTTAAAGCAATATCTTGAGGTTCTGTAGTTGTGCTATTATTTCTGTAGTATGCTTCCAATACATCACTAATATCACTTGGAAAATTTTCTGAATCTGATGCAAAATTATATTCTGCTTGACCTAATACTAAAGGAACTTTAGCTAATTTTACTTTCCATAAATGAACACCTCTATTTCCCCATTCTTGAAACATAATATTTAAAGAACGTCTTGCAGATCTTAATTGATAACCAGTTCTAGTTCCTTTTACACCAGTTCTTTCAAATGCTTCTTCTATTATATCATCTATCTGTGGATTAAATTCAGTAGTTTCAGAAGTAGGAGAAATAGTTTGAGCAGTATTACCCATACCAGACGTAGTTGTAACTCCTGAATTATAATAAAATAATAAAGGTGCTCCGACTGTTCTTACAGGTGCAACATTGATTGTTGTTTTTGCTCCTGTAGATCCTGGAGTTCCCGTGTGGGTAACTCCTGTTGTGTATTCTGTTCCACCGGTTGTAAAAGTTCCATCTTTAGTTGCAGAAAAAGAAAATTTAAAATTAGTATTAGAACTATCAGAGGTATCAAATATAACAGTATCACCCTCTTGTAAAAATAATACAGGACTTACTTCTCCGTTAATAAAAAATTTATTAGCGGTTCCAAAGGCGTTAGTCCCCGATGCTACGGTTACTGTATAAGTTAATGTAGCCACAATTTACTCCTACGTAAATGTTATAGTAACACCTGGAGTGTTTGTTAGATCTAAATAAACTCCTTCATCAAATAAAATTCCTGAACCAGGAACATAAAAATCTATTCCTTCAGTTCCAAATTTGAATGTAGCTATTGTAGTTCCACTAGATCCACCACTTTTAAATACGATAGAAGAACTTGCAGCTCCTTCAGCTTGAATGCCAGTTATTCTAGCTCTTTGTGTTGTAGGAACCATTTGTCCATCTGCTGTAGCGTGAGCTACGAGTTGATCACTTGAGTATGATGCCATTGTTTCTCCTTAAAATTTATATGTGGGGCCGAAGCCCCACACTAATTATTTATTATGCAAAGTTTGTATTTTGCTGATACAGAACTGTAATTCTAACTTCACCTGCGTTTGTTGCTGCAGAGTTAGTAAAATTAAGTCTTTGATCAGAAGTTCCAATGTCTTCCCAAGCTAGTGCTCCACCAGCTTTTGTTTCAGGGTATTGTCTACCCGCAGTTGTTCCGATTGTATAAGCATTTACAAGAGCAGTAGCTGCGCCACCAACAAAACCAACACTAATATTAGTAGAAGTGTTTGCTGCTGTAATAATATCAAAAACACAATCAATGATTTGTGAGTTTGCTGGAATTATTACGTTTGATGCTTCAGCTGCGATTGCTCCGCCTGAAAGATCAATTGCAAAGCTTTGAGCCATTACAACTTGACCTGTGTTTTTCATGTCAGTTCCAACTGTAGTACCAGTAGTATTTTTAATAGTACCAGCTAATATTGGTCCTGAAAATGTAGTATTTGCCATAATTATATCCTCCTAGTTTTTCCGAATACTGTCTCTAGGCCGTCGACTATACTCGTCAGTATTCTAATTAAATTGTATAGTGTGTCTTTTATACAATACATTTTAATAGAGCGCAAGAGAGCCTACGGATTATATGTGATTTTTTAAATGTAGCTTTTATTAAGTAGCTACTGAAACTTGTGGAGCTGCGCCTTCAATAGTGTTTTGCTTGTGGGCAATAACTGCTTCTTCCAACTTGATCTTTGTGATGACTTCTTTAACTTTGTCATCTATTCTGACCATCTCAAGAGTATATCTACCGTTAGACAGATGCTCCTGTTCCCACTTCAACTCCAAGGACCTTTTTCGTTTGTATAGGTCTTGTATCATAAGTAACCTCCTCATAGGTTATTCTGTTTAACGGGGCGAACATTCCCGTTCTTTCCCAGATAATATCATTTTCTCCTAGTTTGTCAACTATAGCTTTTTCCAATGAGGTTGGATTATCTTCACACTCCACGTTAAATTTTCCGTGGTAGTCATAAGCCCATATATTTACTAGGAATTTAGTCATTTTCTCACCTTATATAAAAAAAGGGGCCGAATTGTGATCGGCCCCTAAATATTTTATTGATTACGTTGCGTTTGAACCAAAGATACCTCTTGGATCAGAGAATCCAAATACATATCTTTCTCTCGCTTTGTATCTAACGTTGCCTGTATCAAAGTCACCTTCCATAGAAGTTTTGATAGGTGATCTATTGAAATGCTTCAGACCATTAGGCACATCAGTTTTAATGAAGAATTTCTTATTAGC